TCGAGACTGACCCCACAGGGTCTCTCGTCGAGAGAGGTGATCGTACCGACCGTGTCAAGTACATTCTATGCATTTGAGACCGGCGAGTCTTTGGGGTTGACCCGGGCATTGATCTTCATCTCAACTCCCATAACTCCACAGCCATGACATTGAACGACTAAGCCAAATCCTGAGAACTCCTGCAATACCTCATGCTCTTGGAAGCATTTGCAGATTCGGCACTTAAAGGAGAGCAGAGGCATAATCACTCCTCACTAAGTCAGCCAAAGGCAGTAGATCAAGCTGTGGAACCCACCATGAGCCATCACCGCGTAGGTAGCGACTGGTCTTGACTCGCTTGATGGGCATCCATCCACGGATCACATAAGTAGGGGATGAGCCAGTAACCAAGATCGCTACATCATCATCTCGATCACTGGGTTTGATAATCAAATGTCCATGCTCATAGCTTGTGTGCTTGATTTCAATTGATGAGGCAAAGTCTGCTTTCATCTTGAAAGTGTTGACTGTTGGCTCAAAGTTAGGAATCCCAAAGTAAGCCGCCACTGCCATTTCACTGCCTATAGCTTCTGCATTGCGATAGATAGATTCATGGAATGTGACCTTTTGTACGCTTCTATCTACCTTGGTAGGTGATTCAGCTTCTCGCCTAAAGGCAATAGCAGCGCAGGTGAGCTCATCTTTTCGCTCGAGTTTGATAGTAATCATAGAAGGCTCCCTTCTATTGCCTGAATAGTCCCGCAGGGGTAACCGGTAGCACATTCCATACAACCACACGCATTGCAATCAGTTCCGTGACTACACTGACTAAACCAGTGAAATTTCACTACTGCATACAACGCTTTTTGCCATTGAGTTATAGTTTCCCAAAGTTTTGTTTCGTCGCTGATAAGCAATTTTGCCAATAATTCTTCGTGAGTCATCGGCACTCCGCACAGAACCACATGAGTTGGAGCCCATCTTGAGCCTGAGTTTCCCCACCCTCAATGCTTTTGTATTGATCGCACTTATCGCAGAAATCGAAGTGACCAATGTTGATCGCTTGATTGTTAGTGAAAATGAATTCAAGATCACCCATTAGATGCCTCGATTCCACCGAGCACGAGCTTGGAAGTGTCACAGGGAAAGCCATAATTGCCACAGATGTCACAGGCATAACCCCAGTCACCATTAGGCAGTGTGACTTCGACAGGGGAATGCATGAGGTAGAGCAAGCGAAGGTATGAGGTGGGATTTGTTAGAGGCATTAGTTATCCCACTTTGCTGGACATTGCTCAGCTCGTACTTTGCTTGAGCAGACATAACCTGCGTATGGCCCCTTGGCTCCTTGACCTTCTTTTCGCACCATTGAGCCGTGTTTGCACTGTGGGGCAGCAGGTGGGAATTCCCCAGTTACTAGCTGTGCTCCTAGTTGATCCACTACGGCATCAATAGTCCAAGGATCAGCCTTCTCTCGAACTGGGATCGTAGTTGTAGCTGTTGGTAGATCAGGTACTGCGCTCAAACTTGAGCCGACCCGGCGCATCTCTTCAAAGGATGGGCGAGGGGTTCCTTCACTGAATTTGGAAATGCCGCCAGTGTGGAATGCTCGACCGATCGAGCTAGTACAGGCATTTTCAAGAGGAAAGCGGTTGGCGTTGGAGCGAATCTCCTCGGCAAAGTCTGTGGCGTAGGGAATCAAATCCATGGCATCGCGGTAGATGTCAGTCTGCACGATGTATCGCTGACCATCTTGGTAGATGATCTTGGAATCAATCCGACCTGCTGGAAAGTGATTCCAGAATTTCTCAATGCGTTCAGCTACTGATTCATAGCCTTCAAGTGGATTACTCATTTAGTTACCTCGCGACCTGCCATGTGGCGACCTATTGCCCGGCCTCGATCAAAGCCTTCTTTGCTCCCATCCTTATGACCTACTGCATAACCGAATAGCAGCCCAATCAGCCCTAAAAGGATGATCATGGCCATCTGTGCAAATAACCCTACTGCTTCCATTTTCTGCTCCCGATCCGTTTGTGACGGCTTGTGCCGCCAATGTCTTACAGGATCAGGGTAGGAGCAGGGTGTGACTTATGGCAAGAACCGACACGCGGTCACAATGAATTTATAGCGAATCGGGCGGGGTAGTAGCTTTTGAAATTGACTTCTCACCTGACTTATCTTTTAGCCCATTGGATGCCAGCACTGATCCAAGTGCCCCGGTGAGAAATACGGTAAGAGTTGTAAGAATGTCAATAAAGGCTTTGTCATTAGGAGCCTGAGCACCTATGGGTTGAGTGACAAAGATTAAGGCATAGAGCATTCCAAGAACTGAGAAGGCAAAGACCATGGCAAGGCATACGCCAATGAATACGATAAGGCGCGCTTTCAGTTGTTCATTGCTCAATCGTTGTGAGGATCTATTTAACATTGAAATTGTCTCCTAAAATGTCTTTGGTGCAGACACCTTGAACCTTGCACTGGGGTGGATTGCATCGAGGCTTCTCCCAGTTTTCGTAGAGCTGACAGTCGTACCGTGTCCAACCTTGATACTGACCACATCCGGACAACCCAAGCGATAGAGATACCGCAAGGGCTGCCCGAAGTAGTTTTTGAGTCACTTTTCCGTTAACCCGAATGCTGAATCTTTAGGGTTGAGGTATCGAAGTGCTACTGGTGCAACTGCCGCAATGCCACCCATGAGGATAGCTTTGGGATCTGTCACACCTGCGATGTATACGGTAATCATTGCCGCGAGAAAAGATCTCGCCCACGATGCCGCGATTTGTTTTGCTTTATTCATTTGACCACCTTTGGAGTTGGGGTATCGGTGGGAGTTACTTTGGGCAACTCTCCCGAATAAGGTAGAAATTTAGGGCGGCCATAACCAACGACAGGGGAGCCTTTACCAAGATGGCGAACCTTAGCCAGCACCATTCCGCCATTGCGCTGAGATTGACCTGCGCCACCGGTGTTGCCCTCGATTGTCCAAATGTCAGTTTTATTTACCTGCATAACAATTCCGATGTGCGAGATTTTGTCCACACCATCACCCGGGAAATCAAAGAACACCAAATCACCGGGGAGTGGGTTGATCACCCAAGAGCCGATGTTTTTTAGCTTCTGCGCACCCATGGCGGTAGCCACCATCGAGGGAATACTGACTTTGGCTTGAGCGAATACCCAGTTGCAGAATGAACCGCACCACGGCAGTTGATCGAAGTGAGTGAACTTGCCGTATTTGGTTTCGTTATCTTTGGGGCCTTCAATAGTGCCGATCTCGCCAATAGCGATTTCCAGCACCTTTGCAGCTGTGCCTAATGGGATCATTTGATGACCTCATGTGCTGGATCTGTGCATGTCCATTGGCAAGTTGCCTCATCGAGTACGGCTACCGCATGGCACTTAGGTGCAATGAAAGCATCAAGTGTTTCATTGTATGTAAATCCGATGCCAGCGTAATTCTTGCGAATCTTGCCATTGTATGAAGTCTTGACCCAAGTACCGCCAAGATTATCAATAAGCCATTGATAGCCTTCATCGGGTTCATTGTTATTGCCAACGGTTACGCGAATGACTTTGTTGTCTTTGTTTAATTCTGCCCAATGACTCATGATTATATCTGCGCTTTCGTATATCGAACGATGATTAGACCGCTTCCACCCGCGCCGCCTACCGCAGCACCAGCACCTCCACCGCCGCCGCCTGTATTTGTACTGCCAGCAGTTCCAACCGCGCCAAATCCACCCGCGCCTCCGCCGCCAGATCCGCCAGATCCAGCACTGCAATAACCTGTATAACCGCCACCACCACCACCGCCTGCGTAGTAATAAGTTCCAGAGACATTTTGCCCAGTTGATGTAACGTTACCCCAAGAAGAATAAGCAGAAGATCCAACTCCACCGAAGTCCGATTGACCTGATGTTTTTACAACGCCAGCAGTGGTCGCGCCACCTCCTGCACCGACTCCTAAACTTGATGCTCGAGCAGCACTTCCCGCATAACCTTGACCTGAAATGGGTGAACCGCCGGAGCCACTTGTTCCACTTTGTTCACCACCACCACCGCCTGAACCACCGTTACCGCCAGTGAGTGATGCAGGGGTCGCTGCAAAACCGCCACCACCACCGCCGCCACCTGATGCCGCAGTTAATGTTTGAAATGTTGAAGCCCCTCCAGTACCGCCTCGATCGGCTGTTCCGGAAGCAGTACCTCCTGCACCGATTGTGCACGAATAATTTGATGCCGCTAAAGTTTGTGAAGAATAGTAAGCAAGTCCACCCGCGCCACCGCCGCCTGCAATTCCTGAACCCGTACCACCTGCACCACCTCCTGCGATAACTAATACATCCGCAATAAGTGAGGCATTTGTTACGCCAAGTGTTCCGTTACCGGTGAAGGTTCGATAATAGTAAGTTGCGTCGGAAGTAAGAGTGCCGCCAGTAACTACAGGCTTTGCATTTATGTTAAGGCTTCCAACGGTTACATTTCCGATCATTATGCAATACCGCCTACTACGTACCAAGTATCGGTTCCAGTCTTGATACACGCCGCAGATTTGTACTGACCAAGAGTAGGTGAGGCAGCAGTAGCACCAGCACTAAGCACCGTGGTAGTACCCGATGTGACTGCGCTGATGGTTGTAGTACCTGCACCAATGTTAAGCACTGTAATCACTGTGCCTACTGGATGGGCTACTGAAGCATTAGTGGGGATTTTAAAAGTATTGGCTGAAGCATTGCTCATTGTCACCAGTACCTGATACGAGTCTGCAATTACAGTCGTATAAGTGGTACCCGTTTGAGCATTGAGTGTGTAAGCAACTAAGCCGTTGTACATCGCTGCACTAAGGATGTCACCTGTTGCTGCTGGCATACCTGTCGTCATTTTGTTATCTCCTTAGTAAGTCATGGCAGTTACGCCGATGATTCCGTATAAGCTCGAACCGATAATGAATGCGTCATCAATCGGCTCTGAGGTTGTGAATGTTGCCTTGAAAGTTGTAGGGGTAATCTCATAGGCATTCCCCATGATCTGCAGTGTCTTAGTAATAGATGTTCCTGCTTGAGTAACAGAAGTGATCTGCACAGTATTGAAATAGTCCAAAGTCAGACCTGCCAATACTCCAGCTGCATAGTTAGGAGTAGTGAGATCGAGGGTCAAATTATCAATGCGGATCGTGGTCTGTGCTCGAGTGGTGGTATAAAGCCGTGCGATGTTGAGAGCATCGGCATCAGTAAGACCGACCAGACTTGGCATGTTGTAGGAATGAGGAAAATACAGAGCGATCGAAGTTGCATCTGTTGCAGTTTGAGCAGTGCCGCCTATGTTGGTCGCTGTGGTCTGGTTGATGATGAGTTTGTCATCGTGGGCAAAGGTGATCTGGTAATACCCAATGCCACTGCCATCATTGGCAAAGACGGTGATCGGGGCTGCGCCGTTAGTTTTCTCCACATTAGAGCGAGACTTAAATACCGCGTTACCTTCGCCGTTAATGTAAAAGGCTCCCTGCTCTGTCATCTCTACATTCTTGAGAGCACCAAGGGCTGTGCGAGAAGTGCCCGGGTCTGCTTGACATGAAGTGTCGCCTGTATCGATCTGTCTCATCGATGCTGGCCACTGAATTGAATCGAGGATCGCATTGATGCGAGCACCAGTGGTCTGACCGCTAGGAGATGATGCAATGGTGGTGACATTGGAGAGCTGATAAAGCCTAAAAGCGTCGGTAGCGAGGATGTCCACATAGCCCACAATTTGATCCTTGGGATAGGTGTAGTTGTAGCTAGAGGCATAGCCTGAAAATAGGAAATGGCCTACACCGTTATAGGTAGTGGAGACGCGAACCTTGCGATTGGGAACGAGTTTGCCGTAGTAAGGGCTGGCAGTGTTCTGTGGATTCCAGATACCTGTGGGGTCATAGATTCTAAATGTGCAGCTAGTGGCTTCGAATTGATCGGTGAGAAGGTTGTAGCCACCTTTGATCGAGATCTGTGTAACTTGACTGGAAATGTCAACCACATTCGATGCAGCATCAGCAAGCACATTAGTGCCAAGAATGCCGTGCTGAGGATCGCCAATAGTAAATGAGTAGCCAAAGACCGGAGAAGAAGAGAAGTCAAAGGTGACGGCTACGGTGAATGGGTATCCCATGGTTACTTGATCCCTAGGTATCCCAATGGAGATAGTCGATCAAGAGTGACAGGTGTGCCATTACTTGAACTGCCTTGAGTGGCATCCACGATGATTCCCGGGCCAGCTGAGACATTGATCTGCACTGGTGGCTGTTGAGCAACGCCAGCGAAATACTGACCAAGTTGAGCTGCGTAATCAGTTGATGGAGCAGGAGAAGCCATCATTGATGCTGGACTAACACCGCTTGATCCTGCACTTGCTCCACCATAAGTAGGATCAAAACCCAATACCTTTTTTATGTTATCTACTGTTTGATTACCTGTGTCACCTGCGCTGCCACCATCGCCGCCTACGACCTTGACTTTGACTACTACTGCATTCTTGGTGAACTCAGCAAGCATAAGTTTGATTTGATCGAGTGCGCTCTGAGCCAATGTAGGCCAATCAGCAAAAGGATCTTTAGCAGATCCAAGAGAGGAAATGTTGCCCTTTACATCCATAACTAGGCCATTGGCTTTGAGGATTGCTTGCGATAGGACTTCTGCTTGATCTGCATTTCCTGTGATGATGGCTCGTTGCAATAACAGCACATCATTGACTTGTTGAGTCTGACCGCGTTGGAGTGCAGCTTGAATTTCAATGTTCTGCATGTCCACTGTTGATCCAGCGAGTTTAAGATTAAGAGAATCGCGCTCGGCTTTCAGCTTGTCCTGAGCCGCTTTGGCGATGGCTTTAGCCGCAACGAGTGCCTTGGCATTCGCAGCAGCTTCACTTTGAGCAAGTTTTAAAGCAGTAGCGTTGATGATGTTTTCTTTATTTTTATCACCCATCAAGCCAGTAGCCACCTTGGGAGTCATAGCTTCTCGAGTGACCTTGCCTAAGTCTGCGATTTGACCAAGAATTCCTGCGCGATAATTAGCCTTAAGAAGAGCATCAAAAAATCCAGCACCAGGTATCTTGTTAAGGTATTCGATCAAAGTCGCTACGCCGACGGTGATGTCTGCTATCTCTACGCCAATAGTGTGCAGTTTGGATTGCATCTGCTCAATGCCATTATTTTTACCAAGAATAGTGAAAGCATCAACTAATCCTGCGCCTATTTCTACCTGCATTTCATGGAAGGAGATCTTGAGACGATCTACTCTGCCTTGCAAAGTTTCAGCAGCAACAGCTGTGTCACCAGTAAATGTCTTGGCAAGTTGCTTGTTAATCAAATTCATGTCTTTAGTTGCTAAGACAGTTTTACTAAGGCCAGCACCCAAGCGAGTTAGTGCTGTGGTATTGCCTAGATAGCCCTTTGCAAGGGCAGCAGTGACGGCCTCGAGGTCTTTGCCGGTACCTGCGCTGATGTCCATGGCAAGTTTCAGCTCATTCTGTGAGCCGATTACATCCCCTGTTGCAATAAATAGCTTCTGAAATGCAGGGATTAACTCCTCTTTAGATTTACCACTGGCTTCGCTGACTGCAGTGATAAATTTATTCACTCCATCAGTTGCATTTTGTACGCCGAAATTCTTGAGAGTGTTACTCAGGATGGCGATCTGCTTTTCATTAGTTGCAAATGCTTGTACTGAGTGCTTGGTGAAAGCAAGGAGCTCCCGACCGGCAAAGGCAACTCCAAAGAGTGCGCCTAATTTCTTAACTGCTGCGCCCAATTTTTCCATGTCAGATTGCGCATGTTTAAGGTTTTGAGATCCCTTGTATTGGGTAATGAAGTCAATGTTGACGGCAGTAGTTGCGCTCATGCGGCAATCCTTAGAGTCTGGGCCTGAGCCCTGCGCTTGAATACGGCGATGCTCATTTCAACTGCCCGAATGGTCTGAGTAATTGCCTTGCCCTGATCCTCGTTATAGGCGCGATAAATAAGACGACCACGCTTCTTGCCTTCGCCCTGCATGGTGTCGCCCATGGAATCAATAAAATGTCTGCCAGCCTTCGGGTTGCGAGAATGTGAATACTTATGACTTCCGCTATGTCGATCCCATGGCTGACCACTCGGATTTTTGCGACCAGCAGTTTCATAGATTGCACCAGCAGCTGAAATGTTGGAGATCTGATACTGAGCAATAAAGCCACTGCGATTGGGTCGGGTTTTTCCTATGTGAATTTTGATACCGCGTCGGACTATCCCACCATTAAATTTAGGAAATTTACGAATGCCTTTAGCTGTAGTAACGGCGAATGCAGAAGTTTCAGCATTGATCTGTTTGCCCTTGGTGGCGAATGACCAATTAGAAAGTCCAGAGATTTCAGAAGGTACATAACCCTGAGCCTTCTTTTGTACCGGACTTAAAGCTGCTCGTACCTGCTTATTAAGATTCTTAGCAAGATCAGGCTCGAACTGCCGCATAGCCTTAAGGACTTCATCGAGCCCTTTGACTTCTACTGGCATTTTCGGCTTCCCTCGCTTCCGCTTGTATTACATCGATGATCGCATTGAGCATCGGTGCATCCATCTCGT